CAGCAATAAATCGTTATTCTCCATTAGACTTCACCTTCTAGCTTTGAACGAAGCTCATAAGCGTAAGTTTTTGATATTGAATCAAGCGCATCACCGATTTGGAAAAGTGCTTGAGCTATTCCGCGAATGTTGCCTTTGCCTTCGGCAATATCGTGAAGCGTATTAGCGATACCATGCGTACCTTCATGCTGGGTCAACTCGTTACCAAGGCTAATAACAAAGTGTTCGATTAATTCTTTAATTTGGTTTTCAGTACGAATATCAAAAGCGTCCATTAGATTTTCTCCCTTAAAATAGCGTGATATTGATCGTTGGTCTTTTTATCAGCGGTTATCATTCCACCACCTCAAAATCTTTTTCAAATTTAATGCTATGGATCATTTCAATTATTGCGTGTCGGGTTGTTTTTGTCCCAAAGCCTTGTGCATGAGCCTTCATTTTGTGCGGCCAGAAATTTACCTGAAAACCGTTTATAACTGCTTGCACATGCCACGGTGCTTTTTCGTGGTTAGCAAAATAAAGATCAGAGCGAATTTTCGTCGCATTGATGATGGTTTCAAAGTGTAAAAGATTTTCCCAATCCTCTGGATGTTTATTAACGGCATTTTGGTATTTGTAAGGTTTCATCCCAATTTCTCCCTAATGATAAAACAGAACGTCTCCAAGTCTGTTTCGATTAAACCCTGCCCGCCGTCCATGACGGCTGACAATGGTATTACACAGCGATTTTGCTTGCGATCATATTTGTAGATCAGGCAAGGTATTTTGCCCTCGCGCTTCGCTGCAACTTCAACCTGCGCCCACCATGATGGCGACCCGCCGATTGGCCCGTCTTTGTACCGCTTTAACTCAAGCGTAAACGGGAAGTCTGGATCGTCGGCTATAAGGTCAGCGTGAGCGCCAGCGCGGTATTGCTCAAGGTCGCGCTTAAAACCGATGCCCAACTCATCAAAGAGCATTTTGGCAATTTCTCGCTCATAGCTTGCGCCTTTATTTCGGCCATTGACCATCAGTCAGCCGGCGGCTGGTCAGCGTGAATGCCAATCCTTTGGGCGGCTTGCAACGCAGCCGACCTTATAAATGTTGCCAGCGCCATGCCGCTTTTATCGGCGGCAAGTGCCAGCGCCTCATGTTGCGCGTCCGTTAGGACCACTCGACTTTCTTTTTTCATGTCACCCCTCCAAGGTTAATTAATAGGACGTTACATCCTAAAAAAAGATTGCGCAAGTGCAACTTTAGCCTTTACATAGGATGTTTTACGGATTAGTGTGATTGTATAGCCGGGGCGCAGGCCCCACCAACCGGGAGAAATAAAATGGAAAATACAATTTACAATGTTGATGCTCACATTTTTAGCATAAAAACATCTGCCCCAACGCGCCGCTTTACAATTTTGCAAATATTAAAAAAGATTGGTTGCAAACATCTCAGCCTTGAAAAAGTCTTAACCGATGGCGGCAATTACTTTTTGTTTACTTATGACACGCATCCAAACTTGGAGGGCGAAGACCGCCCAGAGTGGGCAGATTGGGCGCAGCACAGCGTCAACGTGCATCAGCTTAATCATATCTCAATTAATGATTGGGTGTCGGAAGGCTCTGAGCTTGCTAATGCTATGGAGGACACGCAGTGAATAATATTAAATTTACTCAGCTACCTTTAAGCGAAGACGTAAAAAACTTTATTAAATATTGTAGTTCTTTTTACTCAGATGATGATGCAATCATGCAAATGAAAGTACCTGATCAAGTTATGATTGCCGCGTGTTTTTTGTTGTCTCAACGAAAAGATATTAAATTTGATGGTGATAGCTTTGACCGAGAAATGGTGCGCGAAGTTTTGCAATTGGTTGGTTACAAGGAGTATTATAATGAAACGTAAATTTGAAATCACAGGCGAAATCGTTTTTATCATAGCACTCTTTGCAGTGCCATTGTTAGCGAAAGGATTGATGTAATGGACGGGTGGATTGATTGCCCAGAGTGCAATGGCAATGGTACTGTTGAGCGTGAAATCTTTATTTCACAATCTATGAATAACCCCTACGGCTTTCCCGACACTGAAAGCAGAGAGTGCAGAAATTGCGCGGGTGTTGGCAAGATTGAACCGTTGGAGGAAGACGAATGAGCCAGACAACGAAAGTAGTTGTAGATCAAATAATTAAATGCGCTGAAATGAATATGTCTCAGGGAGAAATCGCAGACCTTCTGTACATTTCCAATTCAACGGTTCACCGCATTACAAAAAAATTAGGAATAATTTTAGCCAGAAAGGTCAGAAATGGAAAAAGCAATGAAATATATACAGAGGCTGGAGAGAGTGAACTCTTTAATGCTGAAAGAGCCAAACGCATTGGAGAGGCCAAACTTGTTGCAGCGGCTAGAGGAGCAGACCGCGCTGCTCGAGAGGCTGAAATCAACTTTAACCGATCTTCAGAAGGCAGATTAAAAGCTAAACTTGTGGGCGTCACCAGCAAGCGCGACAGGTTTGAGATAACTTACGGCCATTGCCTAAATGAATTTGAAAATCTACAGCATAAATTGGGAAAACGCGGGCAATTTCCAAATACAGAGCCAAGGCCAAGAACAATGCACAAAGGTGCTGCTGAGATAGCTCAAAGGCGCAAGGAGAACGCCGTAGAGCAGGGTAATCGCATTATGGCTCGTCTCGCCAATGATAAGATTGTTTCCGCCGCAGAAGCCGCTCAGATGATAGGAGACAGCGCACCTAAAACTTCAAACTATCTGATCAAATTGTTTCAGTCGGGCCAGCTTCACCGGGCGAGAGATTATATATTGATTAAAGGCCAGCCCAAAAAACAATGGCGATGGGTATTCAGCAAGCAGCCGATTACTCCAAAATACAATTTTGAGGATGAGCGATGACCTACTGGGCGGCACTAATCCTGACCTACACCGTTACATCTGGCGTGACCTCATACGAGGCCACGTCGACGGTGTACTTTAAAAACATGCAAGCCTGCTCTGTGGCCAGCGATGTAATTTATCCCATTATCTTGGCGCAGTCCAGAGACAGCATGGCGAAGTGCAAGCGCACCAGCCTGCCGTCAGACAGCATTAGACCGAAAGGAAGACCTAACAATGGATAAAATTGATTTGGCTGGATTGATTGGCTGCATGATCGGCTTCGTATGCGGAGCCGGTCTCATGGCGGTAGTCGGTGCAATATTTTAGGTCAGTTCAAAATGCGGCCCGTCAATAAATGGGCGGCGATTTTGCGACCTTCGCAGATCAATATATCCGTTCATGGCCTCTTCCATTGTTCCCTCATGTTGACCAATGCTGTCGATGTGCCACGCGGCCCCCCAGCGTATTTTGCAGCCTACTGCGTTCGCGCCTTCCTTCATGGCATCAGCGAGATCATCATAAAGGTTAAGTTCCCACGATCCTCGCCCGCCAACGTAGGCCATCAAGTCAACGGCATTCCCGTCAAGGTGCTTTGACTTCATTGTCTGTGACGCGCCCTTGGCGACCAGAGCCTTCTGCATTTCAATGGTGCGAAGGCCCTGTATGACACCGAAGTCGGTCTTGGTTGCTGTGATCGCATGTTTAACCACTGCCACCAGTCTCTCATCGACGCCCTCCATCTTATCCAAGCTGCGCTGTGATAGTTTATAAGTCATACTTTTTTCACCTTCTCAAACGATCTCATTCCGGCCAAGCCAAGCATACCTGTCAAGATCGGCATCATGGTTGCCATCTCGGCTTGCGGAATTGCAAACCCAAATCCCGCCGCGATGGGCGAGATTAAAAAGTTCACGGCCAGCCCAAGCACGCAAACATATCCACACAGGGGCCGCCACGATGCCTGAAACCAGTTTCCTTGGGCTTCGGCCTTGTTTACCTCTATCTGCGCCAGCAAGGCTTGCTGGGCGTGATTGTCGGCCATCGTGCTGATGTCATGGGCGAGCTGTGCCGCTTTGTCTTTATCTTGGACGAAGCGGCCAACAATCTCGGTGGCTGGTCCTATAAGGGAACTGAGAATGCTCATTTCTTGGCCTCCATAGCGTTAAAGCCAAAGTAAGCAGCGACAACGCCGCTGGCGGCTACAACATAAACAGTGGCGATGTCTGCGATCAATCCAGCCGCCTTGTCAAAACCCATTGCTGATGCCGCGACAATGACAACCGGGTAAAGCAACATGCCAGCAGCACAGGCAGTCGTGAGCCTGCGCTGCGTATCGCGCTTGGCATCGGCATCGCTCAACTCACGCCAACGGTCCTCAAGGGCCAGCTTTTGCCACTCAACCTCATCAATGGTCCCGTTGCCATTGAGGTCAGCTTTTTCAAATCCAGTCATTATTCTTCCTCCAAGCAAAATCCACAAAAATCATTGCGCGATGGGCCGCCGCAGCTAACACACTTTAACAAGTTGTTACCATTTCCCCTATCTTTGAGAAGTGTTAGAATATCTTGGTAAGGGCGATCCGCCATTTTAGACAGCCCCTCAATAACCACGTTCACATTCTGGTCAAAGATATATATGATCTCTTTGTCTTTCATCTGACCTCCTTGGCTAGTATAGCCGCGCCCCAGAACAATCCCGCTATCCCCAAAGCAAACAACAAAACAGCGCAAACAACGGTTATGAAGTAGAATATCCTGTCACGTTTTGCGGCCTGTGCTTCAAGCGCATCCTTGTGTCTTTTTCGCGCCTTGGCCGTCTCGCGCACCACCGAATCCCAAAGGCCCGGACTTCCATATAGCTGGCAATCAGAGCGAAGACGATCCATAGCTTCCTTGTGCGCTATTTTAGCGGAGGCAATAGCGAAGCCCTCCTGCTGGCTTGAAGAGAGCCTGCCCAATGGCCCCTTGTGCTTACCGCTTTCCGCAAGGCCAATTTGGGCCTCTAGGTCAGCCAACTTGCCAAACTTCGGCATGACGCTGTTGACGTCTTTACCTGCTTGTATGGCGCTGGATATGCTCCCCGCAATGGTGCTGACCGCGCTGGCAAGGGCTAGAACTTCAATCATGCAAACACAATCCTAATTGGGCAGTTGTAACTAGGTGAGACGCGGTAAACTTTATCATACCAACTGCCATTCTTTTTACCTTGGCAATCATAGTAGCAATATTTGGACAGTTGATTTGACCCATCAATCCAAGTATGACCCCAAGATAGAAAAACCAAAACGCAGAGCATGTTACCTCGCCATCAGCTTGTCGATCTTTTCCTCAAGCCGATCAAACTTATTCATAATTTGTGAGAGAACCTGATTGCTGTCAACTTTACTCACATAGTCTTTGGCCAGCTCCTCCCGAGTTTTATTCAAAAGTACGCGGACGCGATCAAGCTCCTCTTTTTGTGTTTTAATCCACCAGCCAAGACCGCTGATTACTCCGGCAAAAAGTAAATTCAAGATTGCGTCCATTTCCATTTTAGTAACTTCCTTACTTTATGATCCGGATATAGCTTTGATCCTTATCAGATTTTGACAAGAAGATCACGATGTGATCTTGCTCTGCGTCCAGCGCAGCCTCAAGTATCTCGGAAGGCCCGGTCCAGCTTGTGCTGTCGGATGCCGCTTCAGGCTCATCCTCGCCGATTATATTGCCAGCGCCATCATACCGATCAACGGAAATGATCGCCTTATCATCGGTGCGCTTGTATTTTTTGAGGGTGGCCATGCGATTTTGGCTATCAAAGTAAAACCCGCGCAGCAACTCGCCATCATCTTGGCCGTCAACATAAATGCGCAAACGACTTGTGCCAATACTCTCCAGATCAACGGCAAATCGTTTGCTTTCCGCCTGCTCAATCTCGGCAGGAAGATCGCCGATCAGCGTGCTTAGTGCCTCAATGTTGGAGAATACAACGCAAAGGCTTGTCTCACCATCCCGGCAGCAGAAGACAAGTTCAGAGACGCTGTTGTGCAGGATAAAGCTCATGGAGTCCAAGAGCGCAGAGTGTTTTTTAAATCTACTTACAAGCGACATCAGACCACCGTATATGTTGAAGATGTGCCACTGGCGACAACTTCAGTTCCATTTAAGATAAGCACCACATAACCCGGCATTCCATATGCTCCTGCTGTTGTTGCCGAGCCGCCAGCACCGCCAGCACCGATGGTATATGTAAACACAGTTCCAATGCTAAAATATTGCGTGCCGCCGTCTTCCGTTCCAGCCGTTCCGCCCTCGCCGCTATCGCCGCTGGCGTCATAGGTTGATGGATTGTCCCCGCAGCCGCCCGTTCCGCCAGCGCCGTTGCCACTCCCCGGCAACGCATTTTGCAACTGTGTTGGCGCAGCGGATGACGTCCCGAAGTCTTGACTGTATCCAGTGGCAATCGTTGCCTCATCGCCCTTTTGCTGTGTTGCGTCAGGATACCAACTCAAATAACCGTTCCGCCCACCAATGCCGCCCAATGAGCTGACGGTTGTTAGGCCGGGAGCCGCTAGTGTAGTTGTGCCGCCATTGGTAGCTCGCCCAGACCCAGACCCATCCTCAAGGCCGTAACCTCCACCGCCGCCAGCACCCAGAACTTTGTATTGGATGTAACGCTTGGCTTCGGAACCGCGAAACTGGCTGAACTTGATCGTGCCAGATTGCGGAACACCAGAGTTGTTTCCGCTCACTGGGTTTTCGTAAGTATTCCCACGATAATATTCAGACATGGAAATCTGGCCCGTGCCACCGAACTCATCTTCAATATCCTGAAGCGAAACTGCGCCAGTTGCCGGAATTGTCATTTAGACACTCCCAAATGCTGTGATGTCGCCCGTAACAGTCAAATTCCCCGTGGAAGTTAGTTTCATCCGGTTTGTTCCACTGTGGCTAAAGATCATGTCTTCGCCGGAGTGCTTGATTTCCCAGTTGCCAACAACCGGGTGGAAATCATTGTTTGCGTCATCAAGGTAGCCGATTGTGATCCAAGACGCATTTGAGTTATCCCTGATCTTCAGGAGACTTGTCGATGTGTCCATCCAAAGCATAAACGCTTCAGTTGCCCCCGGCGCTGTCGCGCCAGATTGCAGAGTTTTAATTGTGTTGAACGCATTGTTCATTGCAGTTCTAGCCGCGCTAGATGCTACGTTTCCGATGATTAAGCTATTCTGTGACATTAGTAACCTATCGTTGCTGTGAGTGTGACCACGCCCGGTGATACACCCGTATTGATTGCGCTCAAGACCACCTTGAACCTAAACCCTCGGCCCACAACCTGCTGGCCGTTCGCCAAGAACCACTGACCATATGTCGGGGTTGCGCCCGCCGGGTCATCGTCCGTTGCCTGCACATAAGTGACAGCACTAAAATCACCAAAGTCAGCTTCCTCATTGGTCCATTGGTCAAACGTGTTTGGCCAAGTTTCCCAATTCTGAGGGATGTTATCCCACACATTAGCATAATCAACGTGACGAATGAAGGCCACCGATCCTGTGCAGATTGCAGTTCTTGATGTGCCGAGGTCAATGTAATCAGCAGAGGATGCCGTTTGTGAGCCTGACAAAGCCCCACCGAAAATATATGTGCCTTCAGGTGTGGCCGCTGCGGTGCTGTTTATAGTCAACTCATCCGGCGTGGCAGAGGTGTCAACGGTTGTGTTGACGTTGGCGACATCACCATTGCCAACGAATGCAGGGTTTTCTGTTTGCGTTACAGACACACCCAGAGTTGGCAGCGATCCAGCCGGGATGACTTTTGCCGTTGCATTGACGCTGTATTGGCCCACCTTGTCGATGGCCTTAATCAGGAACGTGCCTGATCGCGCAGGCACCGTGGCAAATGTCGCTGGTCGAGCAACCTTCTCAATAACCGTGTTGGATGTCGCCCAAAGATCGTTTGCGGTGCCTGTGGTGACAGGTGTGTGGCGGATTTGATAATATGACAGATCAAGATCGCCAACAGGAACCCAAGTCAGGAAGCATGTGCCTGCGCTAATCTCGAAGTCAAACCCGACAACATCCTGCGGCTCGGCGTCAGGAGGATCAAGCTCAAAGTTCAGTTCATATGCCCACTGCCCCTTAACGCCGAAAGTATTAATCCCACGCGCTCGAATGTCATAGAAATCACGATTGAGATCAAGCACTGAATACTTGCCAAGCTCACCCGTACCCATCGGCAAATATTCGCCTTCAGGGGTTTGCCCAGCCAAACGATATTGAACCTCAACCCGGTCAATCCGACTTGCGTCAGAGGTCGTAACCGTTGCGGCAAGCTCCGTGACAATCTTTTCCGTGATAATTTTAGTCAATGCCGATGCGGCGACACCCACCGCTGGCACTTCAAATGGCGACAGCAAGGTTGTGTTGTCGCGCTCATAGATTATGCCATCGGATACATCGTCAAACACGCTTTCAGATATTTCGCGCAATGTCATGTGAACTTGCAGATCGTTGTCGGCTTGCAAGCCGAATGTCCATTGAACGACCTCAAACTCTTTGTTGG